CTCATCTTCCTGTCCCTCCATATTTAAATTATTATTAAATTTAATACTTTTAATATCGCCTAGTATCTCTATATCACCGCTAGCAAGTTCTTCATCTGGTACAATATCCTCATCATCATCATCATCATCTTCATTAGAGTCTTCGTAATCTTCATCATCATCTTCATCATCATCATCATCATCTTCTTCATCATCATCTTCTTCATCATCTTCTTCATCATCATCTTCTTCATCATCATCATCTTCATCTTCTTTTTCATTCTCACCATCAGATACATCAATTAAATTTTCGCTAGAATTTCCTAAAGTTGCACTTCCATTAGAATTTACAAGTGAACCTTTACCAATAACATTTGTTAACATATTAACACGACTTCTACAAACATTCAACTCTTCTGCCATTGTACTAATTAATCCAAGCATGGAGGAAATTTTGTGATTTTGATCTGCCATTTTTTGGTTAATATAAATAAAAAGAAAGCCAACAAGTAAAAGAGATACACTAAAGGTAATTAAAAAGGAGGTTGAGAAAATATCGGTTAAGGCCATTATTACAGATAAGTTATATATTTAATTTTCACATAAAACGAATAGTTTTATTATTTCATTAATTTATTTGTTTTATCAATAATTTCCTTTGGATAATTCATGTCGGTAAGTACCTTTAAACCACCTTTTGTTTTTGAAATTCCTTCAATTAAAGAATACGTGTATTCAAAATTGTCGTTTTTTTTAATAGTTTTCATGTTGTAATTTTTAATTGTTTTGATTTTTCCAAGCTGCTTGCAAAGTTTAATGTAATGTGTTGTTAAAATACATTTTACATTTTCATTTTTTACTAAATACTCCATAAATGCACGAGCACTTATTACAGCCTCTTCTGGGTTTGTTCCAGAGTACAATTCGTCAAAAACGGCAAAATGTGACTCTTCCTTATTCTCGTTTACACAGTCAATAATTTCCTTGCATCTTCTTGCCTCGGCTTGAAAAAGACTATCTCGACCAGAAGTATCAGGAATATTTAAGTAACAATGAATATATTTGAATGGCTTAATATTTGCAGTTTCATAACATCCACAACCCCATTGTTGAGATAACACCAAATTAATAATTGCTGATTTAAGAACAGTTGTTTTTCCAGAAGCATTAGGACCGGTTATAATTAAATTTTTTTCAAGTTTATAGTCATTTTTTACAGGATTTTTTGATATGAGTGCAGGATAGTATGCCTTTTTGAATTTTGTTTCAGCCTTTGTTTTAGTTTTTGTCTCTGGTTTATTCTCGCGCGCAAGTTTGTCAAAGGTTGCATATGAAATATACTTTTCATCAATATTTTTCTTTAATCCGTCTAAATTATTCATGTACCCATGAAAACCAAAAGAATACAAGAATACCTTGTTATATGTTGGATCCTCATAAATGTCATAGAAATGCTTCATGATAAACCCAATTTCGGTAATCTTGTTAAAACTCACATTAAATTCCGTTATTTTTTCTAAATGTCCTTTTAAATCTTGCATTATGTACAAACTATTCTTCATATTTTCAATAAAATCTTGATATGTAGACAATGTACCATAATTCTCAATAAATTTTGTCATTGAAAAAATAGAATAGTCCAAATACCTCTTAATTTCAAACATATAGTTGTGTATTTTTTTCATATTATTGTAAAATCTTATACAAACAAGAATATTTTGGTAGATTGAAAATACATAGAAAGCAGCAGATACTAGGAGATAAACTTTCTGGCTATTGTCTACACTATTAAATTGCGTAAAGACCTTGCCAATTGCGTGGTTGCTAATAATGATTTTAAGTATTTCAATATATTCATTCATAGAAAGTTTGAGTCCACGAATTTTAATAATGAAAAAGGGAACTATTAAAATAAAAATGGGGAATAATAGTGATAAGACAGGTGATGACAAATTATATAGACTCATGATTTGCAAGAACCAATCATGCTTATTTAAAAACAAGAGGAAATCCCAATCCATGTACATGTATTTTTCCTTGAAACCTGTATCGTTCTTAATTTCATCCCATATTTTTACAATATTATCTAGTTCACTGTCGCTATAGTTATGTATTTGTTGATCTTCAAATCCAGATTGTTCATTAATTGGAACATGATGTTTGAGAACAGTTTGGGTTTCTGTTAAAAATATTTTATTTGTTGTATAGTGCTTTGGGATTTCTTTATTAATTGTCTCGCCTAATACATTTGTTGGTTTAAATACATGTGAATAAATAGGATTTGCAGATGGATCAATACATTCTACTAATTCCAAGTCTTTTTTAATGTTGTCATTTAACTCCATTTTGTTCTTGCAATACGAAATAGGGAGTCTAAATTCATTATTAATGTATTCTAATTTGAACATATTTATATCAAATTAGAATAATAATCATTTAATTTTACGAATGTATATTTTTATAATGTAAAAATTTTTACTTTTCAATAACTGTATTAATACATGCAGGAAGCTCGTTGATCTGACAAGAATAGTATTGCTCAATTTCCTTAATTTTTGCCAAATCTCTTCTGGTAATAAAATTAATACCCGTCCCCTTTCTGCCCCAGCGTCCACTGCGTCCAATTCTGTGCAAATAGGTGTGAGTATCCTTTGGAATATCAAAATTAATAACAACACTTACTTGTTGAACATCAATCCCGCGCGCAGTAATATTTGATGAAATTAGTACACGGAACTTGCCCTTGATAAACTCATTAAATGCTTGCTTTCTAGGTTCCTTGTCCATATTTCGGTGAATGCAGCATACAGGAAAACCATCCTCCTTCATTGCCTCGTACAAATCTTGCACTCTCTTTACGCTATTGCAATAAATTATACATTGAGAGAGTGAGATAAACTGAAAAAGATCCTTAAGCGTAGCATACTTTTGCATATCATCCTCAACAGCAACATAGTATTGAGAAATACCCTCGAGCGTTAATGCTTCTGCCTTTACACAGATTTTTACAGGATCTCTCATGAACTTGCTAGTTATTTCATGAATATGAGGAGGCAACGTTGCACTAAACAAACAAACTTGAACATCCTTTGTCAAGTACTGAAAAATATTATAAACCTGCTCCTTGAATCCAGATGATAACATCTCATCTGCTTCATCCATAACAATAAGACTAATATTTTTTGCCGCGACATGGTTTCTCCTCATCATATCATATACGCGACCAGGACAACCAACAATAACATGAGGCGTATTATTTTTAAGCAAACTTGCATCATCATCAATAGATGTGCCTCCAACTAAAACTTGAATTTTAAGCCCTTTCATCATACTACCAATCCCCTCCATTACTGTAGAAATTTGAATAGCAAGTTCTCTTGTTGGACTTAAAATTAATGCTTGAGTAATATTCTCTGCAATATTGATTTTTGAAAGGGTTCCAATAGAAAATGTTCCGGTTTTTCCAGTACCTGATTGAGCTTGGGCGATCAAATCCTTACCAAAAAAGATTGGTTTAATTGCTTTTCTTTGAATTGGGCTTGGTTTCTCAAAACCATATGCATAAATTCCACGCAAAAGATTTTCATTTACTTCAAGTTCGTCCCAATTTTCTACAATGTATTTTTCATCAATGTTTTCATTTGAATCAGGAATAAATGAATTAGTAGGTTGATCAAAATTTTCATCACTATTTATATTGTTATTATTTATAATATTTATAGGTTGGTTAGTATTTTGCTGTGACATTGTATAATAAATACGCGTCTTGGTTTTAAGTGTATTTACTTGAATATATAATAATCTAAAAAAATTGATATAAATGAAATGCAAATAAGTATGTATAACACTATGGCAATCACAGCAACAATGGCAAAAAGATACACATTGGAAGATTTTACTAATATCTCCTTTGCTGGGTTCAACTTTACGATCCCAGAGGAGACTATCGATGCAATTTCCGCATTGGCCATAGAAGTTGGTTCGCCGACATATATTAAAACACCAAATTTTCAAAAGAGAGAAAGACCTCCTGTATCAAATTCATTTGCTGAGCCAGGGTCAACAAATAGAGATTCTCATAGAAAAAAGAGGGGTAATAAGGCAATGGAGGTTAGTAGTGAAGATTGGGAGGCTATTAGAACATTTTCGGCTACAAAGATTGAGAAAAAGGTTGGTGTTGATGGTGTTATTGACAAAGTTAGATTGCATTTGAATAAACTTACAGATAAGACGTACGAGGATATGAAGAATAATATTGCAGAGATTTTGAAGGAAACAACGGACGAAGAGATTGAAAAGGTTGGCACTGCTATCTTTGATATTGCATGCAATAATAGATTTTATTCCAAGTTGTATGCAGATCTTTATGCTGATTTGATTGATCGGTTTACAATTATGCAGGAGATTTTTGAGAAAAATTTTAGCGAGTTTTTGAGATTGTTTGATACAATTCAATATATTACTCCAGAGGAAAACTATACAAAATTTTGTGATATTAACAAGGAGAATGAAAAGAGGAGATCAATTAGTCTGTTCTTTGTGAATCTATGTATTTCTGGCATTGTAAGAAAAGAAAGAATTGTTTCCCTTTCTTGCAACTTGCTAAGACAAGTTGTAACAATGATTTCACAAGACGACAAGAAAAATGAGGTGGATGAGATTACTGAAAATGTAATCTTATTGTTTAACAAGACTTTTATTGAATCAATTGATCAAACTTTGGCTGACTATATGATAGGTGAGCTTACCATCATTGATACTATTCATATGTTGGCAAAGAGCAAGGTAAAGAGCTATCCTAGTTTGACGAATAAGACAATTTTCAAGTATATGGATCTTATTGAAATGTAAATATATATTTTATGTAAACATATAAAAGTAAATTTCCTTATTTATTATAATATGCCAAGATTAAATACAAGAAAAAATAAAACAATATTAAATAAAGATTCAAAAAAAACGGATGAAATTTCACAATTAGAAACAATGGAAAATAGTTGCAGTATGGCTTACTACTTGGATGAAAATAGTTCTTTCCAAGAACAAGAACAAGAAAAACAACAACAAGAAAAAAAAGGAGAAGAAGGAAACATAAGTTATTTTTTTAATGATGATAGTAATTTTAGTGGGGAAGCAAACTTGTTGGAACTCATGAAAGAATTTGAAGATATGGAAATTAAACAGGCTATAGATGAAACATCTGCAGGAAATATAGAAGATGATTTTTTATTTGCAGAAATACAAAATTATACTGAAAACTATACGGTTAAACAATTAATGCAAATATGTGATTATTACGGTATTGCAAAAGATATAAAAACATTTAAATGCAAAAAACCAGAGTTAATAAATTATTTGCTAGTTTTTGAAAATGATGAAATCAATTTTGAATTGGTTATGAAAAGAAAACAAATGTGGCATTGCATTGAAGAGTTGAAAAATGATAAATATATGAAAAAATTTGTAATATGGGACTAATGTCTATAGATTATACTTGTAGTTTTCTCAATAATTTTATTATTAGAAAACTATTTGAAATAAGTTCAATACTTTGAATGGAGTCATGTATTTTACAAAATATATGTTTGAAACAGAAATATTAATTCTCATTATAAATTAGATAAATTAAATGGTATTGTCAAAAATAAATGATGAAATAAGTTATCCTGAGTTAAAAAGCGTTGATCCTGGAGATTTAAGTAAAAAGACAACTCTTTATCAAACAGATATAAAGGGTGTTGAGATTATTTTTGCTGTTGGAAATGCAAAGAATACATTTGCTGATAGCAATATAACATATTATCCAGTTTATTTAGTAAAAAATAACAAAAAGGTTATACAAATTGGTGTGTACGAGATTTTTTCAACTGATGTACTTGATTATACTGATGAAGATGGAAAATTAGAGGTGGAAAGGCTACCTGATCCATTAATTTATAATTCATTTGTTAGTAAGCAAATGTTGGAAAGGATCCGTTTAAATCCTGATACATTTCTTAGCAAGGATGAAAAGGATAAGATGGAGCGCATGAGCAAAGAGTCTGCAAAGATGGCTTTACAAGAGAAAGAGGCTGGTGCCGAAGAAGAGGAAGAAAAAGGACAGGAAGAACAAGGAGAGGAAGAACAAGGTGATTTGGAATTGGTACCTTCTAAAAAATCTAGTGTTAAGAAAACCAATTTTATTCTAGCCGAAGATGTAAAAATTCCAGAAAATATTAGAAGTCTCTTTGAAGTAACAAGAGGAGTAAGGGTTCCAGGTAAGTTGAAGGAAGAAACTGATAAGCTTGCTCAAGATTTGATCATTAAATACAGAGCTTCTGCATCATCAAACGATAACTGGGTTCAAAAATTTATGGAAAATAAAAATTATGCAATTGTTGAGAACCCTGGCAAGGGAGACTGCTTTTTTTATGCAATTTGCGATGCATTTTCTGGAATGGGCAACAAAACAACTGTTAACAAGCTGCGCGAAAAGTTAGCTGGAGAAGTAGATGCAGAATTGTTTAAAAATTTTAAAGGGCAATATGATGATATTCGGTCTTCTATTACACAAGATACTGCAAATATTACTAAATTGCAGAAACAGTATGAGGATATCCGTAATACATTGCGTCAAACAATTGATCATGATCGTCAAGTTAAAATTGTAGAAGCTGGTAAAGCCGTGGAGGCGCAATTTAAACGCGTTATGCACGAACGCGATGTGTCAAAGCAAATGTTTGAAGAATATAAGATTATGAAAGACGTCACAACACTTGAGAAATTTAGAGAAAAAGTAAAAACGTGCGAATTTTGGGCTGACACTTGGGCTCTTTCTACTATGGAAAGAATGTTAAATGTAAAATTTATTGTTTTATCTAGTGAGGCATATAAGGCTGGTGATCAGCGCAATGTGCTTCGTTGCGGCCAATTAAATGACACAATTTTGCAAAATAAGGGAGAATTTGATCCCGATTTTTATATTATATTGGATTTTATGGGTTGGCATTTCAAGTTGATAACATATAAGAAAAAACCCCTGCTCACTTTTAAGGAGTTGCCATATGATTTGAAAAAAATGGTTGTTGACAAGTGCATGGAAAGGGCAGCAGGACCATTTGCCATTATACCTGAATTTGAAACATTCAAGGCAAAGCTTAAAGGAACATCGGTGGAAGTGCCAAAGTTTGCAGAGTTATCTGAGGCTGCCATGAGGAATTTATATGACGGGAATATTGAGTTTTCTTTTTACGAGAAATCTGATAACAAGCCTCTTCCTGGAAAGGGGGCTGGAGAGAAGATTCCTCCTGAACAAATTCGCGAGTTTTCTGAGCTTCGGGCAATAAAGGATTGGAGGCGCAAATTGGCTGACATGTGGACAAAGACTGAAGGTGGCGCGCTGTTTTCATTGGACAATCATCAATGGGCAAGCGTGGAACACTATTACCAGGCGTCAAAATTCAAAAAACAGAATCCTGATTTTTACTTGTCATTTTCATTGGATTCTGGAACGGAACTATCCAGGAACCCAGAAATGGCAAAGAAGGTTGGAGGATTAACAGGCAAATACAAGGGTGAACTTGTAAGACCTAAAACCGTTGAGGTTGATCGTGATTTTTTTGGCAAAAGGCGGGATATTGAGTTGGCTGCAGCTCAACAAGCAAAATTTATACAAAATGCTGATCTAAAGGATGTGCTATTGAAAACAAATAATGCTCGTTTATTGCATGCCAAAAAAGGAAAGGAACCAGAGGTGTTTGATACTCTCATGATTTTGCGCGATGATTTTAAGACTGGGAAGAAGTAAATATTGAGAAAAGGGTTTAAAAATGTAAAAAAGATGATATAAATATATGTTACAACTATAACATATATTTTGGTAAGATGTTTAATTATAATCCTGATCATAATCAATATACTTCATTGAATAACATAGAAACTGACTCTAATGATGGAGAGAGCTATTTCACTAGTTATAAAATTACATATTATTTATTTATTTTTTTAACAATTACGTTTTTCTTTGCTCTTGCAATTTATTTGTTTACACTTTATATTCATAAGTAAGTAAGTTTATTGTTTTTATTTGATTACAGGATTTATCAAAAAATTGAAAGCTTTTAATCAACCTATTCTAATGTTACCAAAGCACGCAAATCAATAACCAAGCAAAATGGCGGAAACAATAGAAAGGACAACATGGACTCCTGTTGTTCCTCTTGTCACAATTGAGGAAATGTTCAAGTCGGCAGGTATTACTAGAGACACATTTACTGGGCAAGGTCCCGTATTACCAAGCGTTCTACGCTTAACTACCAATCCAAATCTAGACAAATGTAAATATGACTATTACGACCACAATGACTGCTACTTTTACGAAAAGGGAGGCAAAAATGAGTACATCAAAGGAGTCCGCATGATCGTGCAATTTGGAAAGCTTACGCGCGACGACTTTTACTTCTTGAGGGAAGAAGTTGGTACCTTCTTCAAATATGAGATAACCATTCACGGGAGAAAGATGTATATTGTTATATCTTATGCAGACTATCAAACACTTGTACATAAAGATCGCGTATATCTTGCATCTTTGGCTCGGGTTTAAAAATAAAAATAGAAAAACCTTTTTTGTTTTTAACAGTTGGATCCAATCTGGTTGGTCTTTGGAGTAACACCATTGGGACAACAACCATAACGAGTTCCCGCGCATCCACCAATTAATTGCTGAGTGGGAACGGGAACAGGCACGGGATATGGTTGGGGTTGGGGCGTAGGAACTGGAACTGGCTTAAAAATAATAAATACGCTATGAAATAATGTGTAAATAATGACGAGCAAAAGAAAAACAATAAAGACTTCAGTAATGTTCATATAATATACTAAAAGATTATAACATTCATGTGTAAAATGCTTAAATTTGGTAAAAAGATATTAAACACAAAGTTATAATACACTAATAATATAACTAAATGAAACTGGCAAAGACAAGTGAACAACTAATGAAGTTTTTTTTGGACAACAAATGTATAAATCATGCAGAACAGACTAAAAAAACAGATAGGATCCTAGAACAGTTGTACAAAGATGTTTACAATGGAGACAAATATCTTAATGCCTTAAAAACTGCAAATACAAGCGATAGCAGTGGCGTATTTTATAAATTAGATATTACTAAAATAACAACTGTAAATGATCTACCAAAGCCTGAAAATTTTAACATAAAGGCATTTCCTACCCTTATAAGAAAACATATAGAGCTCACTGCTACATATGATATTTTGTATACTTTTTCTTCCTTTGGTAGAACAGTAAGAGTACATTTTATAGTAGAGGATCCCGACCCAGAGCTTCATTTGGAAAAATATAACAAGCATGTTGAGAATATTGCGCTTTTGTTGTATATCGTAAATGAATATGGATCTAAGACATGTGCAAGAGAGTTGACCATCTATTTATATTTTACTTCTTTGCCAAAGATTCTGCCAAATTCTAATGTAAACGTTCTTGATGAACACAATGTTAACACTGCTTTTACGACAACTTGTCCTAAAGTATCAGAGATTGTTATTTTTCGCAAGGAAGAATGGTTCAAAGTGTTGATTCATGAAAGCATGCACAATTTTGGTCTAGACTTTTCAGATATGGACAATGAAGCTTGTCATGGAAAGATCTTGTCTATTTTTGAGGTAAAATCTGTTGTAAACTTGTATGAAGCTTATTGTGAATTTTGGGCGTGCATAATGAATTCTGTTATATGTAGTTATAAAAGACTTGTAGACAAATCTAATATAGACGAGTTTTTGGAGAATTGTGAGTTTTTTATTAATTTTGAAAGGACATTTAGTTTTTTCCAAGCAGTTAAAACGTTGCAGTTTATGGGGTTAAATTATTATTTACTTTATTCAAAGAATAGGCATGCAACAATGGTTCGTCAAAATTTGTACAAGGAGAATACAAATGTATTGGCATATTATGTGTTAAAGTTGATCTTATTAAACAACTATCAGGGATTTTTGTCTTGGTGCAATACCCACAATTTTTCTTTGTTGCAATTCAAAAAAACTCAGGCAAATCAAATGGAATTTGTAAAGTTTATTGAGAAAAACTATAAGACAAAATCAATGCTGCAAGGCGTTGCTTGTATGGAGGCATTTTTTGAGAAAACTTTGAAAAATAAGAAAACAAAAAATGCAAAGAATGTTTTAAATACCATGCGTATGACCATATGTGAGATGGGATAAAAAGTATTTGAAGTATTTTAAGAAGGGGGTAGGGATTGCTTCTTACAATTTATAATTACAGGTTCATTAAAAAATTGATACCGAATAAAGACCTCTTGTTTATTAGTACTAAAAGAATCTCAACCTCCAAGTTCAATAATGGGTATTCGCTACTTGAACCGATTGCTGCGAACAAATTGCGCCGAATATGTAAGATGTGTTAATCTGACAGATTTGAGCGGCAAGAAGATTGCAGTGGATGTAAGCATATATATGTATAAATATGAAACAGATGATCTGTTGATTGAAAACATTTATCTAATGATTTCAATCTTTCTACACTACAATATTACTCCTATATTTATCTTTGATGGAAAACCTCCTGATGAAAAAAAAGAACTATTGAAAAGGCGTCGCGAGGAGAAGATGGATGCAGAGAAAGAGTACAACAAGCTAAAAACTCAATTTGAGGACAATGATGCAGCATTGGATGAAGAACAAAAGCAAGAATTAGTAAGTAATATGGATCAGCTGAAGAAACAATTTGTGTATATTAACAAGGACAAGATTCGTCGAGTGAAAGAGTTGATTGCCTCATGTGGGGTTACTTACTACGATGCACCCGGAGAAGCTGATGAACTCTGCGCTCTCTTGGTCATCAAGAAGAAGGTGTGGGCTTGCATGAGTGAGGATATGGATCTGTTTGTCTATGGCTGCACGAGAGTTCTTAGATATTTTAGTTTAGTAAATCATACTGCAGTTTTGTACTACATGAAGGGAATTTTGACAGAAATCAATATGAACCAGGACGAGTTTCGTGAAATTTGTGTTATTTCGGGAACAGATTATAATATAAATGCAAATGGTTGTGAAAATAAGATAACGATTGATGGATTTGTCAAGTTGTTCCGCAGATATAAAAATTCTGGACAATCGTGTGGTTTTTACCAATGGTTAATGAATGTAGAACAGCATGAGCATGATATAGATTTGTTGAAAAGAATTAATGAAATATTTGATTTATCTTCAAAGCATGAGAACTTGAAAAATTTTGAAAAGATTAGAATTGCAAATTGTCAAGGAGATCGTGATGCAATGAAGGCTATTCTAGAAGAAGAGGGGTTTATCTTCTTGGATTAAAATGGAAAAATATATTATTATTTTTTTATCGAGTGGGTTGGGTATATAAGTATTTCAAAAATGTATAGCATAAACTATAGATTTTTATGATGTTTGGGTTTTATTTTTTGTTGTTAGTGGTTGTTGCATCTAGAAATTTATTGAGCTTACTATTTAAGCAGTGGCAACAGCTTCCTTCTCAACCTTCACAGTCTTGGTGAAGTGAGGGCTCATGAAGCGCTGGAGATTGAAGTAGGTGAGCTCGTCCTCCTTCTTGAGCTTGAGAAGAGCAACAAGCTTGGAGTCGGGGTTGATCTTGCGACCATTCTGCTTATCCTGGAGGTTGTTGGAGCGGATGTAAGCATTGATCTCGCGAGTTACCGCCGTGCGAGCCATTTCAACACCCTTCTCCTTTCCAAGGAAAGTGGCAAGCTCGTCACTGATGCGGGTGGGCTTAACAAAACCCGAAGGCTGACGGTTGCCAGACTTGCGCTTGCGCTTGGAGCTGGCCTTCTGGGCAGCCTTAAGCTCGCGTGACCAGGCCTTCTCAAGATTGCGGAACTCAGTCTTAAGAGAGGAGAGGGCAAGTGTGGCCTGCTGAAGCTTGGCAAGAAACTCAACTGAACGATCAGCGAGTGCAGCCTCAACATCAGCGGAGGCATCAACTGCTCCCTCCTCAACAGGAGCGGGAACAACCGGAGTAACAACAGGGGCAGCATTCTCGGCTACCTTCTTGGAAGTCTTAGTCTTCTTAGGGGCAGCAACCTCAACGGGTGCAACAACTGGGACCGCAACAGCGGTAGTATCAAGAGCGTCAGTGGGCTTAGTGGATGTCTTCTTTGCTGGCATCTTATACTATACTAAAGTGGGTTCCTTTTAAACCGTTTAAGAGCTTAATATATATATTTGTGATTGGAAAAGGTCTTAGATCCTAAAATTTTTTAAAAATACGCGACCGATTGAAAAAGCCATGGCAATGATAATGCAGCATTTTCATTTACTAATGTTAATGCGCCAAGTACATAATAGGCTCCTAAAGAACGACTATCTTTATCAACCCCGGAATTTACCATTTTTTCCATTACTTCTAATATTGGTTTTTGCAAATGTTCTAATCTGGTTTCTTGGCTAATTGACTGCAAACAAATATTCCTAAATGGATTTCCTACTGGTGGACATATTAGGCGTTTTGTTTCATTTGTTAATTGAGCGCGATAACTCCAAATATCAAGTAATTCTCTTAAAAACTTGTTTAATTGTTGTCTATTTAAGCTCAAAAACCACGTAGAATTACTATAATTTCCTAAAGAATCTATATTTTGAAACAAATCTAGTGTTCTTAGTTCAATATTTTTCTTATTTGTTAGCTCACTAGTAATATCTTTTATTTCTGTATCAATTTCAATATTAAAAACTTTTCCTAGTCGCAATACTTTCCTTAAAGTTCCTATTATTGTTAGAGGAATTTCATTGCGATTATATGGGTTCAATACTTGACCTTTAGTTTTATAAATGAGATTGTAAATAGAAACAATATCAAAACCATAAATAAACCCATCAGTATCTTTATAACTAAAAAAATTAAACAAAGGAAGATCTTCAAGGGGGTCCATTGTAAAAAAATCTGTTGTATTAGTACACAACTTATAATTTTTGTACGCAGGTCCGTGTGCTTCATTAAAAATTCTTTGGATTTTTCCTCTCCAAATTTTTTGTAATTTAACAGCAAAAGAGGAGAGTTTGAGGAAGACAAAAATTCTGTTGACTAATTGTTGTTTATTTCCAGTTACCTTTAACTTGTGTTTTTTGGCAATATCTTTTAATTGTTGTGCATTGTAATTGTATTGTAAAATTATTTCATAGTTATTAAATGAAGGGATCTCAAAATTTTCATTGTTAGCCTTTTTCATTTTCTTTTGCACTTGCATAGTTTTTTCGCAGCCTTGATGTAATTTTGTTAAATAATCTTCTAAGTCTAAACAAAGTGTTTTTTTAGAATGGACGCTTTGAATCATTCAAATATATATATTATGGAGATTTCTTTTTGAGCCATTTATACTATATATATATAAGATTTTAAAGACCATTTACGTGTCAATTTTTGGAAATTAGGTGTGAATTTATGATTCTAAAAAAAATTGATTTAAAGATAGTCGCTGTATATAAAGTACAACACAGCCATGGCAGAGACGATCGTTGACGGTACCCATTTTGATTCTAATAATATTAAGTACTCCGCACCCAAGGCGAATGCCGCGGGAGGTAAGGGGGTCAATATTCTTAATACGCTTACAAGCACTGGTTTGCGTATTTCCACTCCACTCATGCTAACGTGGGGGGCAACTGATTTTGAGGGAAATGGAAAGTTTGAGCTTTCTATGCAATTCCCTTCTGCCGAATATCCAAATGAAGAGGCGTCGGCATTCCTAAGTAACATGCAGGCACTTGAAGCCAAGATCAAGGCCGATGCTCTTACTAATTCCAAGACTTGGTTTGGCAAGGTTCATACAATTCCTGAGGTCGTGAACGCGCTTTGGACTCCTATGCTCAAGTACCCTAAGGACAAGGCAACTGGTGAGCCCGACTTGACCAAGTCTCCCACGCTTCGCGTAAAGGTTCCCATCTGGGATGGAGTTTGGAAGTGCGAGGTTTATGATGAGGATGAGAACAAGCTATTCCCCAGTTCTACTCCTGGAGCAACTCCTATTGAGTTTATGGCAAAGGGCACTCATCTTGCAGCGGTTCTTCAGTGTGGTGGTCTTTGGTTTGCAAACGGCAAGTTTGGCGTGACCTGGAAGCTGATCCAGTCAGTTGTTCAGCGTCCTAAGGGGTCACTTACTGGCCAGTGCCTTCTCAAGCTCAAGCCCAGCGACAAGGAGCGTCTAAAGAAGCAGGCTGCTCCTCCAGCGGATGATGAGGTTGAGGTTGACTCCAGTGCTCTCAGTGCTCAGGTTGTTGACAGCGATGAGGAGAGCGAGGAGGAGGAAGAGGATGATGAGCCTGCACCTCCTGTCCCTGCTCCTGCTCCTGCTCCTGTGCCTGTTCCTCCGCCTGTAGTGGAAGTTGCCGAGACAAAGAAGAAGAAGGTTGTCCGCAAGAAGGCAGCTGGCGAGGCTTAAATAAAAAAATAAAAACAAATAAAATATATAAAAATTTTTTTTATATATTTTACACCCTTGAAGATTTACACCTTAGGACATTGAAAATGTCCTAGGTAACGTTGCCTCTGTGACTAATAAATCGCCGAAAATCCGGCGATTTAAATGTTCATCGGTGTAAAATCACATTTGAATTATTCTATAGCGACAAAGATTCAACGATGTAGTCTAAAATAAAAAATTGAATGTTTTTATAATTTATAAATATTTGTAACTGTAAAAATGCTATCTTTTCAAGAAAAAGGACGATATTTTGGATATCCAGAATGTTGTATAAAACATTTTATGGATATAAAATATAAAAGCACAATGATAAAAAATTATATACCAAATAACAATACTGGGTTTTTACCCTGTAAAATTTGTGCAGATAAAGTATTAAATGAGGGATTAACGCTAGCTAATTTATTAGTAAATAGGGAATGTGAGACTACATTCCCCATTGGAAATGGTAAAAAAATAATAGAAAACAGAAAAATACTGCGTGAAAAAATAAATTATAAAACTTGAATTTTACATTTCTAAGAAAACTCTATTATAAAAATAATATCTGCTCGTTGTGAAATATTATACATATCACTTGCATTATCAATAACATGTGCAATTCCACATTTTCTCATTGTAAACTGTTGGGTTGGTTTTATAAAGAGCCTATTTACAGGTATCCCAAATTTCTGCTTCCCTATATCAATATAAACAATCTCTGTCTTTAAAAGCAAGGAAGAAAAAGGAATTGAAACTCTAACAATTAGGTTGTTTTTTTCATCTATATTCATATTAGATGGTAAATCTGGAATGCATTTAACAATGATATCTTCCCCTGATAATCCATCAAAATATAATTCATTATGCCACAATGGTACTAAATATAATTTTGGACCTATATGGAGCTTGTATATATTACAATCAAGCAAATCATCAATGCTTGGATTTACTACAATTATTTGATCATCTTTTATTTTTTCTATAAGAACTGTTTTCACTTCTTCAATTGTCTCATCACTTATATATAAAATACTTTTGTAGCGCGTTAAAAAAGTATAAACCTCAATTGATCTTTCTTTATCAAGATCTTCAAATAGTTTTATTGTAACTTTTTTGCATCCAACTACAATATCCTTTATAATATTTGATATAACTTGAGAGCAATTTCCGGTTATAATAGTTTGTATAAAGATTTCAAGCATTGGAAGGTATCCATTAGACCCTTTTTCCTCTTCTCCAGGAGAATCAAAGGAAGAAAAAGCATTTGATTCATTATTTCTATCAAATTCGTATTCGTCCCCCACAAGACCAAATCTTAAATACTCGTGTGCTTCTTTAATTAATTTGAATTTTTCATTAGCTTCAAGAGTATTACCATTTTTATCTGGATGATATTGTAAAGCAAGTTTATGGTATTTTTTCTTTAAGCTTTCTGGTGTTATATTCATAATATTCAAAAAATCTAACTCCAAGACATCACACGCTAGCTGAATATCCATTTTTTCATTTGAAGTCATTTGATTGCAAATATAGTTGTAATAGTTGCAATCATTTTAAATACTAATATTGGGATATCATCTTTAGATTTATCATTACACTTTTTTATTATTCAAATCCATGAATAAGTTTTACTAAATAAAACAAATAATTTTCCAGATGATAAATGGGTCTATAGTTATTGTTGTAGTATTGTAAAAATGAATATGTCTTTAAAAGAACGTTGGATAAATCTTCATTTTTAATTTTTTTTTGTGTTAATAAGGTAGAAATAATATGCCAAATGCAATCAGTAATATCTAAATTATATATAAATTTATCATATAAAAGATCTCTAAACTTGAGAAATTTTAAGTCATCAATATTGATCATTTCATTAATAATTTTATCACAAATTATTTTATAAGGTTGTGTCAAGTCATGAATTGATGATTGGATATTTTTAATATTTGTAATATTCTCTAGAGTTAGACCAGCTGGGACCTTTGTTACCAAACATTTATTGTAAGTTAATCTACTTGGGCGTGGGACATGAATTGTTTCACAACAATTTATAATATTATCAGGTATAAAGCTTATCTCTTCTGTCAATAAAATATATTTTAAATCTACTAGATTATTATTAATTTGTTGCATATAACTATAAAAAATTTCCAATAATTCACTATGTATCTCGTGAAAATTCTTGCAAACTATAATTCCCTTTTTTTCTGTTTTTGCTGAAATAATGTCAATTATTTGCATGTAAATTTCATTCCATAATAGTTTTGAATTGCATCCTAACAAAGAAATATCTACCTCAAAATGAATATCACTAATTTTTAAAAAATATTGTTGCTTCAAAAAATTCACGCTTATTTTTTTTTCATATTTTAAATCAGTTGGACTATATTTTTTTATAGATGACAACATTTGAGTGTATTTTCCAACTCCTGGAGGCCCATAAAATATAAGATTTTTTAAATCGTGGATATTTTCGGGAAATTTACTGTATATTTTTGTCAATTTTGGATGCAAATTTTCGCGATGATTTGATCCTATGTATTCTTCAAAGTGGGTTTCATGAAATTTCATTTTACTTCACAAGACTATTAATATATACAATATTCTTTTTATTGCTTTTATTACTCAAATATATATAATGTTAAAAGTTAAAAATAGAAGAATATCAAATTGTATCATTAGTAATTCAAATTTTAATTGAGTATTATTACTATTACAAAAATATTATTAAATGCGTTTACCAAGAGGTAATAAGTGTATATTATTATAGCACTTATTACTTAAAAACAAAGACTTTATATATATAACCGTCAAAGAAAATGAATATTGTTAAAAGATTGGATCAATACAAAGAAGGATGCCTATATTTTTGTGAACCTATTAAAAATAATGTCATGCCAGATGGAACTTTTATTAGAATTTTGTATTCAAATACATTATTTGTGTTAAATGGAATATATATTACATTTTCATTAGATATTATATCAAATGAAAAATATTATAATAAACACAAATGCAATTTTGATTTAAATTTACATCGGGAATTAATTGAAAATATTCGTCAAATTGAAGAGGGTTTACTTAAAAAAGTAAATATACGAAATAAACTACCTCAATATAAAATTACAGAGCAACTTCGCAATGGAAATATTAAAATTTTTGTAGATAATAACGAAAAAATAAATTCAACAAGTGAATTTTTATTAAAGATTTCTGGAATTTGGGAAATGGAAACAAGTTATGGGGTTACTTATAAATTTATTAGAATGAATGGTGAACAGATTTAATAAGGTATCATATTTTGATATCCGTCGGTTGAATAATATTTAAGAGCAATTCCAAGTGTAACGACAATAATTAAGTTAAGTACCGATAATAAGTAACTTGAAGAAATGCTTGTGTTGCTCATAATTCCATCTTCCCTAAATTTTGCAGATCTTGAACTTTTAAATAAGATATAAACTTGTAATGAAACAAATATAGTAGAAATAACAGTAAAAACATTATAAAATCCTGTTACTTTTCCAGAAGAAATTCTTTCTAGATATGTACCAATGATATAAACAGACATGAATATAATGCTTAACAATGTGATAAATGGTGTCAATCTATAGATAACACTTCCAAATGTAAATTTTGCTTGATTTTCTGCAGTAGACAATGTGTAAAATATATATCCTCCAATCATTGCAATACCAACTCCTGCTGCACAATAACCCAATATTGATCCTATTAAAGATGAATAACTAACAGTAAATGTTGTCATTAAAACTAATACAAGACCACCAGCAATAAAAGCATATGCAATTGAAAAAAATGAATCATATACCCAATTTCCTTTCTTTGCATTTACAAAATTGCTACTGGTTTGATCTATAATACTTTTAGATCCGGACATTATTAAAATAGTTGTATATTTTATTTACAAATGTTAATAAAATATACTTTATCAAAAATATTACTACTATAACTAAGTTAACTACAAATTGAGTTGAATTTACACAATTTTTATTAACATGCTCAAACATCAATGGTACCTTTCACTTATTTAGAGTCACAAAGTGGAAGTTTGAATGTAAAATAGTTATTATTTTTTACACCATTGCACATTCAAAGCGGGCAATTATGAGTGGCATGGAACGGTTACTTTGCGCATTTCGTAAACTTGTGAAATTTGCAAATATTTAAAAAATATAAATATGTTATAAATATATGTTCCCTTCTTCAAAAGAAAGAGATGTCAATGAATGCTTTGAATTGTCAAGTGTTACTCGTCGTCCTTCAAAATTTATAACTACGGTATCCGGAATAAAATATAAAAATATTGTCACTGGCAAAGGTGCAATTTGCAAATCAGGCGATAAAATTACAGTAAATTATAATTTATGGTTAGGTAAATTTAATGCAAAGCAAAAGGTTGATAGTTCAAGTTTTTATGAAAAGCCTTTCCAATTTATACTTAAAAAAGATAATAATATGATATCGGGGTGGAATGAAATTTTTTTTCTTAATATGAAGATTGGAACAAAACGATACGTTATTATCCCCCCTGATCTAGGTTATGGAGAAGAAGGAGTAGAGGGTATAATACCTCCAAACTCCACATTATATTTTGAAATAGAATTATTAAGCATTGACAATAAAGCTTAAAATTATTATACCATTGTACATTCAAAAACTCCCGCTATTACAAGTTTATGAAATGCGCAAAGGTGTAAAATTGTTAATTTTTTAACCTTAGTTCATCAATCTGCATTTGTAAATCTTGAATTTTCAATAGTAAAAGTGGTATAAATTCTAAATAATTAACAGCCTTTTTTTCTTTTTTTGATGTAACATCTATGTTAGTTTTTACAAGAGCAGGAAATAGTTTTTCTACTTCCTGCGCAATAAACCCATAGTGTTGTCCTTCATCAGCTTTTCCAATAAATTCATATTTACATGGATTAACGTGCATTAACAAGTCACATGCGTCTTTATTAAGGATTTCAATATTTTGTTTAAATCTTTCGTCTGATAATTGTACAATGTTGCCTTCTATATATAAATCCTTTTGGATATACACATCTGTTTTTGGAATGGCAGTTGTTATTATTTTACCATTATTATATTCGCCGTAAATCCATGTTTGTGTTGGTATATTTGGATTAAATGTCTTGACATACGTTGAAGTTGTTCCTACCTTTCCACCATAATTACTAATTGCAAACTCTAACGACATAATAATAATGTATATATTAAAATTTTTATTACTTAATTTATAAAATTCATATTATTTTTTAATGCGACAATTGCAAATATATTACAATAAAGTATTTAGATTTAGAGTAATTTTAATATAAAATATATACAATAAATATATTATGAGCAAATTTAATACGACTTCAACACATCCATTAATACCAAATTCACAAGATTATATGCTTTATAGAAAATATATTTCTATTCACTCAGAAGATCGTGATATAGTAAAATATCCAGTATCTACTGAATTTGAGATAGAACTGCCTCAAGATTACTGCAATGTACAAACCGTAAAATTAAGCAGTTGGACATTTCCATCAAATTACAGTACTTTTTCCGAGTTGCAAAATAATATATCTATGGCATTTAGAATTATTAACCCTTATTGCCCGGGTGAATATGGACTTGCGGATCCATTACAAGATGCAATATATGAAATTTTGTATTCTAGTAGAAACACAGACTTTTTAATTGTTATTGATGAAGGTTTTTATAATCCATTCCAAATGGCAACTGAATTAACTAATAGATTTAATGATGCTGTTTCAAAGCGTATAACAGAAGCTCTAACTACTGTGCCTAAATATGTTGCACTAAATTTAAATTCTCAATTTAAACTGGTTGGTTACACTCAATTTATTATTGTATACAATTCAGTTGCACAGAAACTTTTTTTTGGCAATAAAAGTTCAGAGTTTTTAATTAATAATAATTCTGTTATATTTGATAAAAGTGTAATTATAAAATCAGAATGCAATAAAAGAGCAATATATCCTGAATTTAATAATTGGGGTCTACCTTCTTATTTGGGATTTACAAGGTGTTCTGCACCATCATTTAGTCCTCCAAATGGTGAATATCCTAGATTTTTCTACGGAGAAATAAGTCCAGGAGATAATGGTTTTTGGTTATTACCCGAACCAACTTTACCTGGTGCAAAAATATATTATGCGGTAGCCCCACTTAAAATAAATGTCATGGGACCTTCGCATTTTTACTTGGAAATTGCTGGAATGAATTGCATAGATGAAACTATGCCATGGGCACTTAATCAATTTACAACGCACACAAATGAAACAAACGGTGTTGTAAACTCTGCATTTGCCAAAATTGCCATTCCAACTACACCTATATCACAGTGGTTTGATAATGATATTGACTCATATATGTTATACAATCCACCCGCAGAGCGTATTAGAAAACTAAAAATAAAACTTAGATATCACAATGGTGCACCAGTTTATTTTGGTGGATTTGATTTTTCTTTTACATTAGAATTTACATTGCTAGTTCCACAAAGTCAAAGAAAATATAATCTATTTAAACCAGAAATCTAATTTGAATTATTCTATATTGTACTTTTCCTTTATCCATGATTTTAAAACCTCGGTATCGCAGGTTTTATAATCTTCTGGAAAGCCTTTTAATTTAAAAAATTCTGGCTTTTTCATTTTTGCCGTTTTATGGTATATATAATCCCCGTATTTTCCCTTTTTAATACACGTTGTTTTATTTATTTGTCTTTCCCCTGATTGTTTGTCGTTATCACCTTTAGTTAAATATCCATCTTTATCCAAAATACTCATAACCTCTAAATAGGTAACATTTTCTATTGGTCTATTACCAAAATGAAAAGACAATGATTTGCTATGTTCGCCCCACGTTACATAAAGACCAAATTTTCCCTTTTTAAGGTGCAAATCATGACCATTGTATTTGCCAAGTAGAATATCTGTAGTCTTTGGGCTTTCTACAATTTCCTCCAACTTGTATCCACCTCTCTTCAACTTTTCTAGATCAATATCGGTCTTTACGGGAAGAAAACTGACAACCTTGTCGGCATTTGTGCATTTAATTACTGGACCATACTTGGCAATCATATAAGAATGCGAGGCATCAATTACTATTTCTTGTTTTTCTTCCTTCTTTTCTTCCTTCAATTTGTCAGTAAGAGTGAGCATAGAAGAAAATGCTGACTCGCACAAGGTGTACCAGAGTTTCTTATTTTGAGCTATCTCATCCAAAGAATCCTCCATTTCCTTTGTATAGTCATAATTGAAAATATCATTGTAATATTTTATCAAGAACTCTATTACCATTATTCCAGTGGGTTGAATTACCAATTTTGCATTCTCGTGACCAAATGTTCGCATCGTTTTAGACTCTACCAATTCATCATTTTCCAAAACAAAATCTATACATTCCATGGTTTGACCCTTGACTTCTTCCTTCTTTACATATCCCCGTTCTTGAATCTTATCTATAAGCATAGAAAATGTAGATGGACGCCCAATACCCTTCTCTTCTAGAAGCTGAACAAGCTTTGCCTCCGTATAATGCGACTTTATATTTGTCAATTTAAACGATGCAGTAATCTTTTTATATTCCAATACGGAATTCTGGGCCAACGTAAGTAGATATTTGTATTCTTTTGTAACCTTTTCATATTTATTCTTCACCAATTTCCATCCTGGGAAAACAATTTGTTCACAAAAGTACTTAAAGACCGCCGCGTCAAATCCTTGGATCTTTGAACTAATTTTGTTGTATTTTGCGGGAGCCATGCAGCTTTCAACAGAGTTTTCCCAAATGATTTTGTAAATGCGGCGCTCCTTGGTTTCACAAGTCTCTGGAATATCTTTTAATTGTACATTTGTTGGGCGAATTGCTTCGTGAGCCTCTTGTGCTGCAACTTTTTGTTTTGATGAGGTTTTTGTTTTTAGTACTTTTTTGACAGACTCTTTTTTGACAATCTTCTTTTTTATAACAGGAGTTTCTACATCTTCTCTCAATTCTTCTTCCTTAGTAGCTTCCTCCTTATAATTTGTCTGCAAAGAGGCCAACTTGGGATTTAAGAACTGATCTAGTTGTGATCCCATGTCTGCATAGTTTGCTGAAATGTATTTTACTGTTGAGTCTATGAAATCCTTGCTGTATTTTTTACTATCTGTTCTCATATAAGTTATATAACCAGCCTCATACAATTTTTGGCAGTGTTTCATCGTCTCTTTTGGAGATATGTGCAATTCATTGCTTATAGCTTGTTGCAATTTGGAAGTTGTGAATGGCTCAGGTGGTTGTTTTACAATTGGCTCTGGTTGCGAGCATGTAAAGATATGATCATGATTTACCGAATTCTCTAAAAAACTTTCAACTTCTTCCTTTGTTTCATAATCCTTGTCTAGTTCAAAAGGAAGAGAAAGGTTTGTAAAGTAACCTTTTGTATCATAGCAAGGCTTTCCTGGGGCAGCCTTGATTTCTACATAGTTGTCATATACAATGCGTAGTGCGGGCGTTTGACATCTTCCTGCAGATAAGCTATGTTCTGCCGTTCTGGAAATATATTTCCATAACACGGGAGAAATTGTGAAACCCACTAGTAAATCCAGGATTTGACGAGATTGTTGTGCATTTACCACATTCATATCTATTGTTTTTGGCGAGGCAACTGCATTGCGAATAGCTGTTTCCGTGATTTCATGAAAAATAATGCGCTTGGTTGTTTGAACTGGTAAATCAAAAAGCATGCATATATGCCATGCAATAGCCTCCCCTTCGCGATCATCATCTGTCGCCAATATGACTTCGTCAGCTAGCGCAATCTCCTTTCGTAGAAGTTCTACTTGTCGCGTCTTTTGCGGGTTATCAATAATAGTATATTTGGTTTGAAAATTATTTGAAACGTCAATAGCATCAAGTGAGTTTATTTCACGCAAATGTCCAAAACTTGCTACGCATTTGTATCCTGGGCCCAAATATGATTCTATTTTTCCACATTTTGCGGGAGATTCTACAATCACCAACGTTTTTGTAATTTTACTTTGAATCATTTTCTTGATCTTAAGTATATTTAGCAAAATATATTTAAGTCTATTTTCTATGTTGAAAAATTTATAGCAAAGAAGACATTGCTGGCGAAGAAGAATTTATTTTCTTAAACTGCCTCCATGAAATGTTAACAGCTGGCTTAACTTGCTCTTCCTTTTCTTCGTATTGACTGTTGATCTTGTCAGCCTTTCTAAGTGCGCTATCAACGTACAACTTCTTTAACAACATTCCTACCTCGTATGAACCTTCATGCTGGTCCAAATCGCCATCCTCTATCTTTTTTAATACGTCCAAGAACTGAAACAGAATTTGAAGATCAATCTCATCCTTTCGCACCTTGTTGTAAATGTCCGTGTAATACGTGAACAAGAATGTGCACTCTACCATTGCTTCTAAATTCAATTGATCTGGGTCACTACCAAACTTCTTCTTCAACATAATCAACGTATTCACATCCTCGCGAATTTGTTGACTGTGCTTTAAATTGCGTATATTTTCAGTCTGGTCGGCAGTATCATTTGCCTTGATCATTTGTTGGAGTTGTAACTTTTGAAATTCATCCATTATCAGTTATGATATATTTTAGAATACTATTTTTAAATCATTGAACAAAAGTATATATTTATTTTTGCTGGAAAGTATATTTTATAGTAATATTATATAAGATGTCCACACCTACAGTAAAACCAATGTTAATGACTGCGCCTCCCCATGGTGCATCATCTTATAGAGACGGTGCGGTTAAGACAGCCACTGCAAATGATAAAGCACAGGTTAATGTAATCAACCTTTCTGGCGGTAAAATACGCAGAAATAGACACGGTGGAGCTCTTCAAACTGTAATTTCACCAAAACTTGTTTCTGTCCCAAGTCCAGTTGCAGGAAATCAAACTGCCCAAAATGTTTCAAATAGAACCGTAGAAGGTGTTGTATCAAATCAACAAAAAAGTGGTTTTGATAATTGCATAGGACAAGGTCCTAGTTGCACTGCTGCAGTTCAAGCTTCACAAGCTCAAGCAGGCGGAAAACGCCGTTCAAAAAAATGGGGACGCATAAGCAGAGGCAAAAGTGGAGGAAAAAGTCATTCAGTAAATTGGGGGTGCATGAGTGGAGGTAAAAAGAGAAGAACCAAGAAAGTAAAAAAATCCAGAAAACACCGAAAATCAAGAAAATACAGGAAATAGATTGTGTTTATAGATTTGTATTCTATATTAGTTATTTATTTAGAATACAAATAACGAAGAATTATATATTCATAATATAAGTTATGCCAACAGGGAAAAACTGGATTAATTTTATATATATAAATTTAGGGTTCCTTGCTCAAATATTTGCCCTATATTTTTTTACAATGATGAATGAAATTCAAAAAGACTGGCCAAAATATAGATGCAATCCTATGTTTATGCCATTGTCAAATAACATCAGTGAGGATTTTACTTATTGTGTTCAAAATATGCAAACCAACTATATGGGTTATTTGCTTTCTCCATTGAATTACATCACCTCTGGTCTAACAGACCTTGGCAATGAGCTTTCTACTAATATTGCAGGAATTCGGGATATGCTTAGTGTTATTAGAAACTTTATTGGTAGCATCGTTGAAAATGTATTTGGCGTGTTTTTAAATTTGGTAATTGCCTTTCAAAAAATCACCATTAGCATTAAAGATTTGGTAAGCAAAATTATTGGCATTGTTGTAACTCTTATGTATGTATTAGATGGTAGTAATAAAACCATGGTTAGCATGTGGCATGGTCCTATGGGACAAATGGTTCAAAACCTCGCCAAACCAAATCAATGTTTTCACCCTAAAACAAAAGTAATATTAGAAAATGGCAAAATATGTTTTATGAAAGATGTTCCTTTGGGAAGTATTTTAGAAAATGGAAGCCGCGTTAGAAGTGTTATGCGAATAGATAATTTTGGAAATGAAGATCTTTATAAAATTGTCGGAAAAGGAGTTTTAGGAGAATCAATATTTGTAACTGGTTCTCACTATATTAAAAATAATTTTGGCAAGTTTATAAAAGTACAAGATTATCCTGGTGCTATAAAACAACACGAGTTATTTACAGAGGAATTTTCTTGTTTGATAACAGATGACCACAAAATTTGCATTGGCGATTGTACTTTCTGGGACTGGGAAGATTATTTTTTACACCCTTGAATATTTACATCGATAAATATATAACCCAATACAAAATTTTAATGTATTTATTGTAGAGCTATTTATTTTAATTATTATTTTTGTAAATTTTAAAATATAAAAATAATATATAATAATGAACAAGCGCGAATTTGGCGACCATTTGAAATTAAATCACGCTCCTTCACGTTCTAAAGATCACATTGAAGAACATAAAAAGATAATACAAGCTAAGTTACAAAATGAAAAAGATGATAATATTATAAACGAAAAAAAAAGAAGAAATTTTAAAGCAGTAGTATATCCAGATAATTATACTCTTGGAAGCAAATTTAAAATGCCCATTGTAGATCAAGGTACTCTTGGTTCATGTGTGTCAAATTCATTTGCATCAATAGTTCAAAGTTTAATTGGAGGAGAGTTGCCTTCACGATTATATTTATATCACAATGCATTAGTAGCAAGTGGAGAAGATTATAGGCAGGATTGGGGATTAGATGTATTAGCATCAGTTCCAGTATTTTTGAAATATGGAATAACAAATGAATCAAATTGGGTTTATAATGAAAATAAATTTGGAGAGTTGCCAAATATAAAAGCTTACCAAGGTGCAAATCTTGACCATAATATTACAAAAACTTCAATCCCTCAAACTGATAAAGCTATTAAGAATGCACTATTAAATGATCAATTTATAACATTTGGAATGAATCTTTATACCAGTTTTTTGTCAAATGCTGTCGCAAAAACGGGTATTGTTCCAATGCCAGTTGTTACAAAAGAAACTATTGAAGGAGGACACTGTATGCACATTGTTGGCTGGACAAAGTATAAAGATGGCGACTATTATATAGTGCGCAATTCTTGGGGAACTGGTTGGGGAAATAATGGAGATCCTATTAATCCAGTTTCAAATAAAGGAAACAACGGCGGATTTTGTTTTATACCAAGTGAATACATTTTAAGTGATGTGTTAGTATTTGAATTGGTTGGTATTTCTATTTCCAAAAAGTAAGGTGTAAATAGTCTAACAATTATGATGCATATTTGCAATCCGTATTTTGGACAACTGTTTCATAATGATACTTTTGCGCATTCAAGTAATTTGTAATTTCAGTTTCATAATACTTGGTATAATCATCTACATTTCTAACAATTACCCATAGTGAAATTTGTGATGGAACTGTAATTATGCTATATTGATACTCATTGTTTTTTTCCTCTCCAAGCTTAACAATCCAATATGGTCCATCAAATGGAGTACCTTGTAAATAAACTGTTAGTTTCCCAGGTTCGCTTGCATTCTTGTAATAAGCGTAACCAGAAATTTCTTCCAAGTTGCCATTTTTGTCAACCTGTGCGTTCAATACACTAATAGTTCCATTAGAATTTACACCATAATCTGCAGTTAAGCATGTTCCTTTTCCTTGAAATATTTTATTGGTAGGAGCCTGCAAAACCTGATACCATCTTCCTGTATACTTAGCAACGTCTAATTCTGCAACAGCTTCTGGATCAAATGCGCTTATGAATGCAGATGCAATGAAAAAAAGAGAAACTAATACTCTAAACAACTTCATTACTATATATAGTAAATAATAACAAGAAAGTTTTATATTCTTTACCAATTAGTTATAAGATGCGGTTAAAAATTGCACATTATAACATATACAATAATATAAAGCAAATGTCTGCAAATTTAGTTAATGAAATAACATTGGAGTATTTAATGAGTAAAGAACAGCATGCTAAATTCATGAATAAGAAAAAAGAAGGTATAAGTTCTTGCGAGCGCAAAGATAAGAAATTTTATAGAAAACGCATATTAAATTTGTCCAGAGATCTTTTGTTGAATCAGGGCCCAGAGAATTTGTTACATGATGTTAAAGTTTCTTTTGACAATTATGTAAAAATATGTATTAATTATTTTAAAATTTTAGATGAAACTGATATTATTCAAGAAGATTATCATGAGATTAAAATATTAAACGATGCATTAGGCAAAGAAGACATTTCTACAACAGCAGCAGATGCTGACAAATTATTGATGCGTACAATTAAAACAAATAAGGGACCTCTTGACAACTTTGTAAAGATTAAGACTACAAAGCCGCCAAATCCACCAATTATTCCACTTCAAAAAGATATTAATTTAAAGGATCCTGAGCTGAAGAATAAAGGAATTTGTAAAAAGAATAATATCACTAATAAATATGAAGAATCTACAAAAATTTCAAAAGAAAACTCTAAAAAAGACAAAAAGACAAAGAAAAAATCACAAGCATCCAACAAGGAAAAACATGAAAATGAAAAAAACAATGACCCAAGTATCGCGTAAAATACGCACAGGAAAAGATTTTATAAAATTACAGTGTAGTCCAAAGGTTGATAAAAATAATTTTAGCTGTTTTAATGATGAATCTCTAAATAAATTAAAGGATCTCTGGAATAAAAGACATCCTGATAAGGCTATAACTACAAATAATGCAAAAGATATATGGGAACAATTAAAGAATTATATGTCTAATATTTGCAACAAAGAATCGTGTTGGTTAAAACAGAATTTTGTAAAGGGGGATGCAGATGCTCAACTATTAGAATCATTTGCTCCTGCTTCTCCAGATGAATGGAAGAAGAAACCAGATGATTGGCTATCTAGCATGGATATATTGGATGTTATGAAACAATATGAAAAAGCCTATAAATGCTTTGAATTTTTAGGCCCATCACCAATTGATTTTGACACATCTAAGCTTTACGGCGAATGTGTTTGGGAGGAGTTGTGTCATTTTAATTTAGAGGAGCAAATTTCCAAGGGTAAGAAAAAATTTGGTGTTGTTTTTAACCTTGATCCACATTATTTGAGTGGTTCGCACTGGGTTTCTCTATTTATAAATGTAAAATCCAAATCAATATTTTACTTTGATAGTGGGGGCGATGAAATTCCTCCAAGAATCAAAAAATTTGTAGATCGCGTTATTGCACAAGGAAAAACATTAAAACCGTCAATTAAGTTTAAATTTGACCAAAATTATCCAGTTGAACATCAATATAATGATAGTGAATGTGGTATTTATACTTTGTATTTCATTTCCAATATGTTAGAAGACAAGATAACAGAAGAATATTTGAAAACACACATTTTAAATGATAAATATATGGCAAAATTTAGAAAAGTTTATTTTAATGATCAACTTTAGAATATTTTATTTGATGTTTAGCTTTTAGCATTTATTATTTTTTAAAATTATGATATAAAATTATTATTAAATGTAAGTTTATATTCAATAATAATGACGGGCGTTAATAAATTTTTAACAAATAAAAATGCTTCAACCTTGTGGGAAGTATTAAAGGAAGATGCTTTGAAAAATAAAACTTCTCAGGAAATTACTGAAATACATTCTAATTTTGATAAAATAATGACAAATTTTTTTGATGAACAACGCATAAATTTCAAAAACCTAATTGACATTAATAAAAAATTTATCCTAAGTTTTATGAAAATAACCGAAAATAAAACACAATTAAATGATGCACAAAACGTAAAAGCTGGGTTATACAAGGTTGAGGACATACAAGAAGCCAGAATGCAACAATTTGACAAGAAATATGAAAAAAGAAAAAAAGAGTTTGAAAATTCAATGATGCATAAAATACCAGATTCACCTAATTTTGCAGACAATGTTAACGATACTCCATTAGAAAATATAGAATCATTAATAGCTGAAACTATGCGTCAAAGAAATTTTGAAATTGATCAAATTGTAAGCGGTTCAAATACCAACAAGGCTGCGGTAGAAAACTGGTTGCATCCACAAGAAACTTCTCTAAAAACAGAAAATAGGGTTTCTAATGAACAAAATTTTAAATTAATTAAGATTGAAAATGAAGAGGTGGGAAACAGGGTTTTTGAAAATGATGTAATTAATCTTACTGCTGCAAATACTAATGCAAATAGATCTACTAGCACAAATGAACAAAAAAAACTTTCATGGGCTAAAAATAATGAAATGCGCATTTTTGACAAGGATGAAAACATATCCATGGATGTACGAGAAAATTTATTTGATCAAATGAAACCTGACTCAAATTATGCAAACATCCCTTCTACAAATGACATTTTTTCTAAATTAAAACCTATAAACACCTCCTTATCCTTTTTTGAAAGTAAAGCGAGGGAAGAAAAAGGAATTGAAAATGAAAATTTATTGCAAAATATTTTACAATTGGATAACAAAATTGATATAATTATCAAAAATCAAACCACATTAATAGAATTTTTGCAAAAGATGCAACCGCCAACTGTTCATGTTCCTTCTCCCACATTAGAGGCTGAACAATAGATTGTTTAAGAAAAAGAACTTAAAGACCGCGGAAATGGTTATTTTGCGGTAAATACATATTCACCATCTTCCTCTGTTAAATATCCCATTAATATGGGCTGAGATCTACCATTCTCTAATGCAATTTGAACTGAATCAAAATCGTAAACCTCTTCGGTTCCCTTTCTAAGAATATATTTCTTTCCATTTAATTCAATTTCTACTGCCTCCCAGTCAATAGTACGTTTATTAATAGCAGCAATCTTATCTGTTTCGTCGGCACTAATAGAGGGCGTATAAGAAAATTTTTCACTTGTGGGATTACCAAAGTTGAGGCACACCAAATTTTCACCAGAACCAGCTCTTGCATGGACTGCACAGTCAATGGATGCCTCCTTTATAGCCTTTGTTAAATTAGAGCTTACTTCTTCCTTTATAGTAGATATTTCAAAGAGAGCTTCGTCACTTGTAAATGGCACATATTGAAGTTCTTCTCTTTCTGCCTTCTTAGCGGAGGATTGTTTTTCTTCTCCTTTTTCGCCTTCCTCTTCTTTACCTTCTTCTAGTGCTAATTTTTTACCAGGATTTACCATGTAGAGACGTTTGCTGCGATCTTGGCGCTTAAGCTCAATGGATGCATCACTTGCTATCTGCTCAGGTGTAAATGTCATTAAATATAAAAACACTTCTACAGTTTGTAGTGCTTTGGGCAATCCCTGATGACTACAAATACGGCGAGCTCTACCAACCACCTGTTCAACGCGAACTGGATGCCAATAAGGTTCCATGATATGAACATATCTGGTATTTCTCAAGTTAATGCCCTCTGAACCAGAAGCAGTAATCATAAAAACCTTGATTATTTGCCCCATGTTATTATTGCTTGACATCTGTTTTAAACGATCCACAATTGCAGGTTCTTTTACAAGTCCCCAATCACCATTATAAATATTACGAATAATTTCTTTTTCCTCGGCTGATTCCGTACCAGTATAAAGTGCAAAGGTTGGTTTACCAAGATCTTTTTCTTGCATATCAATTTCCCATGCTCCAAGGGAATTCTTCTTAATTTTAAACTGGGCAAAGCCATTTTGGATTAAAACCATTGTAAAAATGCCGATACCCTCAAGCGTTCTAAACTGACTATAGACAAGATGCAATCCTTGGTACTCTGGATCCTGAATATTATCCAATATGTGCAAATATTTGCGGCTATAAACCTCTAATCCCTCTTTTGACAAATATTCGGCTGAATGCTCGCTCAATTGTTCTACGGCGGCCTTGATTTTTTCTTGATATGATCTATCGCCAAATTCGTCAATTATTTCGTCGCCTTCAACCTCACCTTCACCTGTAAAATCTACATCATCGTGCTGATCTTCCACTTCTTGCAGCGCAGCTTCAATGTTTTCTATTTTTCCATCTCCTGGCAAAGGTCTGCCAATTGCCTTTGGCATGACAAAATTGCAATAAAGACGAGAAAAGATTCTATAGGTAGAAGAAGGTTCCTTGTATATACCATCCTTGTCAATCTTACCCTTCTTCATCTTGGAATTCTTTTCTATTTTTCTTTCCTGTTGTCTTGCTTGCTCATATACGCCAAATTGATAGTCGCTCATAGGAATCTTTATAACGTGAAAATCCCCAGCTTTGTTAAATGAGGGCATTAGACCCTCTTGGGCACTTCTAAAATAAGAAGTTAATCCAATAATACGGCGCTTAAACAGCTCAACATTTTTTACCTTATTGGTTTGACCATCTATAAACCATAGTATAAAATCGTCCAACTTATCTGGGAGAGCCTTATTCACTTGTACTGTAATGCCAGTTGGTAATACGCTTATATCATTTTGTCTTAAAATGCGTATAATATTTTGCTCAAAACTTTCGTCGCTTATTTGACCACGTTCATCCAGTCCCCCAATTGATACTCCCTCAACACCTTGATACCCTTTTCTTGCATCAGTCTTGTTCATAAAACCAAATGGATTTCTTGTTACAGTTAAAACTTTGGATGCAGGGGAATAACTAATATAATCAAGAACTCGTTCTCTTTCAAGAATTGTTGATAGCGTCTCACTGTTAATCTTTGCAGAGGTTTTAACATCCAATGGGAAATTCCATGTTTTAATATATCCGCGAAGAATGTTGAATAGAATGGCAATCTCATTGGGATAGTTGATGATTGGAGTTCCTGAGAGCAATACTACGCGCGCATTTGATGCACTTAGCAAGAATTCATACAACTTTAATGAAAGCGCGCTAGCCATGCCTCTTTTTTGTCCCCTTTTATCCACTTCTTGCGCCTTTTCCTTGCTAATTTTATTCACAATGCGACTGATAAAGTTGTGCGCCTCGTCAATAATGACAACTGCATTGTCAAAAAGATTAACCGTATAATTTTCCGTCATTTCCCGAAGTCTTTCACTTCTTAGACCATTATAGCTAATAAACTTGTATTTATTTTGGATCATTTCGTCTTGTTGCTCTTCTAAGCTGGCTTTTTGTTCAGCTGTTAGCACATCATAATTTGATTTGAGACCTTCTTGATTTGACACATTTATTAACCACGCGCCTCTCCTCCTTTTAACATATTGCTTGGAAAGACCAAGCACACTTGCCAATGTATCTAAAGCTTCTGGGTTGGTCTCTGTTGAAATCCACTCCCAGTAATTATTTTTTTTGTATATAACATCACCGCATTTTTTTATCTCCTCAATGTAGTTTCGCTTGAGTGATGCGGGTGTCATAATGATGACTTGTTTGCCAGATTTCATCCCTTCTGCAATTGCAATTGATGTGCATGTTTTACCGGAGCCAAGACCGTGATATAAAAGAAGACCACGATAAGGCGTGTACAAATTTAGGTAGTCGCGGACAATTTTTTGATGCGTTAGCAATGAAAAATCCTTGGATTGATTTCCAATGTTTTCACATGAAATGCCCGCTTCATCATCTAATAACTCTTGACGATAAGGTTCAAATAGATCATTTATGAAATTTACAAATATCTCGCGGTTATTGAGGTAGTAATTGGAAGAAATAATATTTACTGGTGGTTGCGGTTTTGGGAATCTTTTGGAAAGAGGAACATCTCCAATTTGAATCATAGAACCAGGACCAAAACGCTCTGTACCCCTTTCAACCTTGGTTGTTCGTCTTTTTCTGGCTGTTGCACGACTAGTTGTTGGTAATTCAATTGTAAATTCGTCTTCTTCTGCTGCCGCTTCTTGTCCCTCTTCCAGACCTCTTAATGAAGCTTCAGTAAGTTTTCTAATTTTCCTTGGTTTAGCTGAAATTTCAGTTTCTTTTCCTATATCTATTGTTGCTCTTCCTATACCCATTGATTCTTTAACACTTACTTTTTTCATACGACTTTTTTTAAGCCGCTCCTTAAAATCGTCATCATTGTATTCTTCACCTCTTTCATCTATAATATCGGGGCCTCCTATATTTACATTTACTGGGCGACACTCTAAATCGGTAGGTTTTATTGCTAATTGTTCAGTATATAGGCCTAAAGGGTTCATATATATTTTCAATATAAAAAACTATTTAATTTTCTCCAATCTCTGCAAGTGCCTCATTACAAGCAATTTGTTCAGCCTTTCTTTTAATCTTATGGGTGCCTTCTCCCATGAACACAAAAATTTTTCCATCATTCTTATCCATATATTCGTGCATTGCAGCAAATGTTTTTATCGTTTTAATAGGTATAGCATCCTCGTAAGAAACATTATAAATTTGTTGTCCAATGCATAAGTATACTCCCATTTTGTATCCATCATCTACATCATGACTAATCTCAATATAATGAGGCGTGACCTTGAACTCCTTCTGGATCTTCACTTGTAGAATATTCTTGTAATTATCATCATTCTGGATCAAGGCAATCCAGTTAATATGCTTTTCAAAGATGGTTTCAATGAATTTTTGCGCCATTTGAAACCCTGGTCCAGTTGAGAAAAATCCAGTAAACCATCCCTCATCATCATGTATGCTAATCTTGTTGTAATCTAGAAAGAGTGCTCCAATAAATGCTTCAAAAAGGCATCCCAGCTTCTTAAGATTGGTTCTCGTCTTTTTTTCCTCTGCATTTCGTGAAAGAATTAACCATTTATTTAGGGACATTTCCATGGCGATTCTACCAATAGCCTCATTTTTGACAATGGCGATTTTCTTCTCTGTCATAAATCCCTCATTCTCTTTAGGAAAACGCTTGTACAAGTAATATTTTGTTACCAACTCAAGAACGCCATCTCCAAGAAATTCTAGGCGTTCATTGGACTTTGTTTTTAGCGGAAGACAATTTTCCGGACGATCACTAATTTGAATATTTTGCTGTAGATTCTCATATTGAGGTCGCTTTGTATAAGAACGGTGGACAAATGCTCTTTTATATAGTTCCAAGTTATACACTGTTGAAGGTAGCCCATAATGAGTGAGAATAGATTGAACTTCATTCAATGTAATCTCAGCATTTTGCGGATTATATGGATTCCAAATCAAGCCATCTTCACCTTTAATTATGTCGTCGTCGTGCAAAAGAGATTTTACGTCAGTCATTGTAATATATATTAAGCGTGGTTAACTTTATATTGATTTTATATTGATTTTAGAATTGTCTTATTTTCGTATTTTTGCAAAGGTAAAAATTCTATATAAGACAAAATATTTAGGGTTTTTGATTTTTTAAATAAAAAAAATATTTGGGTAGTATATACCATGGTGTACATGAGCGGTAGCAAAATGAGTCGCAATGCAGCGTCAATTATCAATCGTCCCACGTGCGGTGGTCCTAAGAAAGGCGGTTTGGCCCCAAGCGTTGGTTGGTTTTTATCAAGCAACCCTTATTTACTTAGAGCCACTAATACTTCCATTCAATCTCGTTTCTGTCTTTTTAAATTTAACAGAACCATCCAGACACAGAAGTATGGATACAGCGCCGTTCACGGTGGAAATATGGGTTAAACCTAATTATAATATTGACGCCTGTCGTTTTACATATATATTATTTAGTTTTGTGCAAATTAAATAATATATGTAAAAAATAATATAATAACTTTGTCATTTACTTACTATAATGATCATTCGTTTGGATAACCGAGAGGCAGAGTTATTAAATGCTTGTAAATTTATAATTAGCTGTAGCCCATCGTTTAAAGATTTGCAAATAGAAGTAGTTAACTTGCCAATTGGCGATATTATTTTACTAGATGAAAAGGAAGAAAATGAGAATCTTAAGGAGAAGGTTATTATTGAGAGAAAGTCGCTGAATGATTTGGCTGCGAGTATTAAAGATGGGCGTTATGAAGAACAATCTTATCGTTTAAATGGTTCAAATACGCATAATCATAATATTATTTATTTAATTGAGGGAGATTTGACTAAATTCAATCTTTTTAAGCAGAGAATGGACAAGATGACACTATATTCATCTATTATTTCATTAAATTATTATAAGGGATTTTCAGTTTTTAGAAGTAATGACATTCAAGAGACTGCACTAATTATTTGTAATATGGCGTATAAATTATTTAAAGGAGCGCGAGACGGAAAGATGCCTTTTTATAAGAATCAAATAGCACATAATATTAATGTAAATCATGATCAAAATCATGATCAAAATGCTAATGATCAAAATGCTAATGATCAAAATGATAATGACCAAGAGGAAAAGGATTACTGTAGTGTAGTAAAAAAGGTTAAAAAAGAAAATATAACTGCAGATAATATTGGAGAGATTATGTTGTGTCAAATACCTGGAATAAGTTCAGTATCTGCTATTGCAATAATGAAAAATTTTAATACTATTGGCAATTTAATTTCTTGTATTAAGGCGGATAAAAATTGTCTAAAAGATATTAGTTATACAAATTCAAAGGGTCAAACTAGGAGGATAAGCAAGACGGTTATTTCAAACATTTCAAAATATTTGGATTATTAAATTTATTTAGGGGAAAAATATATTTTTAAAAAATTTTAAAATTTAGAAAAATATTATCTTTAGCTATTATAGGAAAGAAGTTTTTACGCTGCTAATGAACATTTAAATTCTCGGCTTTTGAATGCATATTTATTTATATGTGTATATTGCATTATAACTTATAATTTGCGTTAGAATAAGGTAATATAAAAAGAGGGACTACCTTCTACACACGATGCATAGAAAGCAGTTCATCTTAACTGCACCAATATAGTATAAAATTTATTTTTGAATGTGTTGGACCCAATTTATTTTTTATAAAAATAAATTGGGCGTCCAAAGTTGGTAGAATGTGAGTTGTATTTGGAGTTTTCTAGAAGCTAATCCTGAGGTTGGCTGCAACTAGAGCAAAAAAAATACTAACTTGTAGATTTTCCTTGGAAGATGCTACAAGATAGTTTCTAAAATACCGAGGTTTTTCGGTAGCCATTTTGAGGTTATGCTGGACTGTTGTCATTATGGAGCAATTCACGTAGTATGCAAGTTCAATTCTTGCAACGCCTACATAATATAATATTTTAATATTATTATATTATCTATATATTATATACTATGTCAAATATTACTTTAGCTTTAAAATGTGGTTCACAAAATAATACTGTTAAAGCAAACCCTGGTTCTTTTTCTAGATCACTTGTAAGTTCATCCAAACCAAATATTTTGAATAAGGAAAAAGCTATTATTAAAGTTAATCCATCTATTGCAGTTCAAAATATTGAACATAATTTTAATAATGGG